TGTTCTCCGCCGTGGCTGCGGTGATGGTGGGCCAGGTTCTCTGAAGGCAGGCACAAACGAGCCGAGGGCGCTACAACAGCGAACCGGCTGAGGTGTTCAGATCGCCATCCCCTCCTATCAGCTCGGCAACACCGCAATCCAGCCGCGCCAATGGCAGCAGCAGCTGATCCAGCTGCTCAGGCGCCGGCTTGAGCGCAACCAAAGCAGCGATCAAGACGTGTTGGTGTTTGCCGGACCCGGTGCCGGCAAAACCCTCGGCGCCCTCTTGGCCTTCAAGGCCATGCAGCAGGAAGGGCGGCTGCAGCGCTTTGTGGTGTTCTGCCACCGCACCTCGATCTTGAGCCAATGGCAAAGCGCCGCGCAGCGGCTGGGCCTGCGGCTGGAGGAGTGGCCCTGCCCCCCGGAGCAAAGCCAGGGAGCCGATGGCCTGCTGGTGACGTATCAGGGCGCCGGTCGTCAACGCGAAGCGCTGGGGGAGCGGCTCGAGCAATGGGAGATGAGCGCCTGCATGGCGATCGCCGAACCGACGACATTGCAGATCGCCAGCCGCGCCAGCACTCTCTCTGCATCGACATGCTCCAGTGCCGCCAGCGTGTCAGCCGTCTCACCAGACTGCGAAATCCCCACTACCAATGTATTGGGTAGCGTCACCGAATCGCGATAGCGGTATTCGGATGCCACCTCCACCTGACAAGGCAGACCCGCCAGCGATTCAATCCAGTGTCGGGCCACAAGCCCAGCGTGGTAACTCGTGCCACACGCCAAAATCTGCACCGCCGCGACCTTTGGAAACACCGTGGCAGCTGCCCCACCGAAGGCAGAATCAACCGCTGAGCCCTGAGCAACTGTAGCGCGCAACCGCGCCGGCTGTTCAAAGATTTCTTTGCGCATGAAGTGCTCGTGCTCACCCAGGCCCTCATCTTCTTGCTGGGCCTCAAGCCTTGTCGGCACGCGCTCTACGAGCTGGCCTGACTGATCGAAAATCTGATAGCCCGAGGCGGGTGTGTTGCTTTGTGAGAGCTCACTGATGCCATCCCCATCGGCCTGTGCCGTATAGTACAATTCGAGCGTAGCCGTAGCCCCAGAGCGTAAGGTCGCGGCCTCGCTGTTGTAGGCTCCATGGTATTGCTCCAACACCTCGTATTGCCACTCCCCCGGAGAGCGGTAAATCATAACCTCCCCATATGCTGCCGTCCCGTTCTCTACGTCGCGGAGGGCATCGATTTTGTAGGGGCTCTTCACTTGGGAGTTGAAGATGTTCGTCAGGGCCGTCACCGTCCCGTCCCTGTCGAGGCCGAAGGTGTTCTTGTCCTTGTCGAGGATGCGGTCCCATTCGATGGCCTTGCCTATCACCCTCCCGTCGCGGGCTGTGATGTTAATCTGGTCGGTGGAGTAAGCCGTGGCGAGGAGGTATCCCCCGCGCTGCCAGCGTTGTCCGTTGATGAGGAGCTCGTCGTTGGTAGTATCGATAATCATGCTTCGCAGGTGATGGAGAGGTCTGTTATGCGTACTCCGACATCCCCGTAATAACTCTGGGCGTAGAAGCTGAATGTATACGAGGTGAAGGAATCGGAGGTGAGGGTGAGGGTTGCCTGTTGGGTGTTGTTGGATGTGATAACTCCCGAAGTCATCAGAAGGTCTGCCGTGGTGTTGGAAAGAGGGCCTGAACTTTTGGCTGTGCGGACAAAGACGTTGTACAAATCGAATATGCCAACCATGATGAAGTCGAAGGTAGCTGTTAGCGTAAACGTTCTGCCCTGCGGGACGTTGGAGAAGAGTATCGAAGCGGTGGGAACCTGCGTATAGGTAGCCACGATACCTCCCGCATTTACGATGGTGACAGCTCCCAAGGTGGGACCTTCTATGTCTATTAACGCCCCAAAGCTCGTTACCCCTGCGGCTGGGTAGACGGTGTCAGGGGTTTGCCCTGCGTACGAAACCGAGGCGACGGTCGTCACGGGGTCCACCCCGAAGTTGAGCGTTATCTCCCCATCCCCATCATCCGTGAGAGACCCGTTGGGTACGTTGATGGTAGCCACTGAGAGCACATCGGGACTTCCGTCGGTTTCTCGCACTCTCAAGAGCCCCCGGGCACGATATGACTGTGGGGTGCTTCCCTCGGGCTCCACTCCCGTGAGGGGTGCGTTGCATGAGTCGTAGCTGTAAGGTACCGCGATGGTCAGGTCGAGGAGGCACCCTGCGAGGGCGTTGCTCCTTTCTTCTTCGAGGGGTGTGACCGAGGCTGAGGTGAGGTCGTAGTGGTATCCGAATTGGAAGATGTCGCCTCCGTTCTCGATGTCTGCGAGGATGTCCTCGGCTACCTGCTCCGCATCGCTTATGGATTCCTTCTGGTGGGCGTTCTTGTCGGCTTCCGCAGGTGGGAGCGTGAGGATGTATACCTCGAGGTTGTACGTCTTGGTGCGCTCCGTGTTGTAGTCCCCTCCCGTATATACAAGGTGCATGAGGGGGTACTGCTCGAACTTGTCCAAGTCGACATCCGACGGGCTCCCATAGGAGAACGTCTTGATGAAGAAATGGTTGTCGCAGAACTCCTGAAACTTGGCGACTATATTGTTGAATGTAATCATGACTTCCGCTTATGTTCGAGGTCCTTCAGGAATGCGAGGTGGGTGAAGAGGTGGCCGATAGGCGAAGCCGTAACCGCATCCATCTTGAGATAATCTTCCCCAGCCAAGGAGAAGAGGAGCGGGTACCATCCCCACTTCTCAGCAAACGCATCGCCTCCCTCGTTGTTTGAATCAAAGAGGACTGCAAAGTGGTCAGCAGTTCGCGTTCGGTAGTCCAAAAAAAAAGCAACGCTCCCGAGACGAGGGGCGCAGGCATCTCCAGGAACGCCTCAGCGTCTTCTTTTGCCGTATATGGGGCTATGGTATACTTATCCCCCCATCGTCTGTCTATGGGCCTGTAAAGGACGCTCATGGCTTTGTGGGCGTTCCTCCAGAAGTCCTTGGTGTAGTCCTCCATATCAATCCACTCCCCGGTTGAGAATTCTTCCCAGTTGGGGATGAAGCCGTAGGTCACCCCTCCCAGTTCTATGATAGGCTTGTGTTGGGCCTGTTCCTTCTGGAGTAGTGCGGTGAGGTGAGCGTCGGCTTCGGTGATGAGGACACGAGGCATTGTCCGGAGCTTGTCGTAGGGTACGCCTGTGACTGCCGATACCCGCTTCACAGGGTCGGTGTCTGATTCCAAGGCCATGAGGTGGCGTAGGGTGAGGTCAGCATAGTGGGCAGGCAAGCGAAGCTCCATATCTGTATAAGTAAAAAGTGGGTGATTTCTCAAGCCAAAAGTTAGGCAAAAAAAAAGCCCCCGAAGGGGCTTCTGTTAGTTAGGCGTTTTCTTTAATCCACTGGTCAAGTTGGCGGCGGGTTGCGTACATGTTCGCCTTCAGCGTTTTGTACGGTGCCATTTTCTTTCGGTCCACCGTGCTGGCGGTGCAATATGCAATCCACTCTTGGTCGGCTTTTTGGCAACGATTTTGCAGCTGGGTCAATGTTGCGTTGTTCATGAGGTTTGTTTTTGTTTGTTTGATGTCTCAAAGATACAACCAAATTTTAATTCTCCAAACAAAACACGAAAAAAAGTTTATTTTTTTATCCGAGGGCATATTTCCCAAAGTTGGGATTCGTCTGGTTCCAAGTGATGGCGTAGCGGCTCGCATCGAGGAAGTGGTTGAAGGCATCGACGGGCTCGTTGAGCCTCCTGCCGTTCTTGTCTTCCTTCCACTTGTAGTTCCTCAGCTCCTTGATGCCGTTGATGCTTCGCTCGGTGATGAGGAGCGGACGCGACCGGAGGAAGTCGATACCTGAGCGTACCGAGTCGGGACCCTTCCGGGCTGGGTGTACGTTGAGTCCGTGGCCGTGGATGTCGTCGATACTCTTGGGCTCTGCCGAGTCCGCCACGATCATCGTCTTGCCTACCTCTGCATCTCTCAGGGTGCGTGCTATGTCGGCGTTGGTGAGGCCCGTGGCGTAGCATACCTCATCGAGGCAGAAGGCGTGGCCGTCGGTATATACTTTGACGATGGCTGTGGGGTCGTTGGTATATCCGAAGTCGAGGCCCACCGTCATGAGCTTCCACCCATCGGGGACCTCGGGTACTGTCTTCCAATGCGTGAGAATAGTGGCCCGAGAGACACCCCGCTCCCCGAGTCCGTAGACCCTCCAGTAGTCGGGGTCTGCTTCTTGGAGTCGCTCAATCTCTTGAATGGTGGTCGGAGGGAGGAAGGGGTTGTCTTTGTAGGTTGTTTGGAAGAAGGCGTGGTCATCGCGGGTGAGGATGTGGTCGTATATCCAGTGGAACTCGTCGGAGGGGTTGTAGTCGATGATAGCCCTCCCGGTGGTGCGGAGCATGAGCTGCCTCCAGTCTTCGAGGGTGAGTTCGTTGGCTTCATTGACGAAGAGAATATCGCGCTTTCTTCCCCTCACCTTCTGGGGTTGGTCGACACTTATGAACTCCACCATGTTACCAAAGAGGATGTATGTGGCTTCGCTCTTGTTGTGAAGGTCGGGGTTGTATATGTCCTCCCTTTCGAGTATCTCGAAGAAGTCCCTCATGACCGAGGCTCTGATGGCTGGGAACGTCTTGCGAGCGATGGTGATGACGGCCCCCGAGTTCTCGTTGCGATGGCACAGTTCTATGAGAGCCGTAAGGATAGAATAGGTCTTGCCCGAGCGTGTACCTCCTTGGTGTACTTGGATCTTGGCTGGGCAGGTGGTGACGTGGTAGTATGTGGCGGGCTGTCTCAACTCACCGTTGTGGTATCCGTGAACCACGAGAGGGGCTTCTTCTCTGCCACCTCAATCTCTTGGCGTTCGATGTATCCTCTGCCCTTGCCTTTGGTCTTCAAAAAGAAGATGGTGGCGGCTGGGTTGCCTTCGCTGATGAGCTTGTGGAGGTGGTGTTCTGCGAAGTCGAGGACTACCTCGGGTAGGTTGTTGCAGGCTTCCGCGTAGGCGGGGTCATCCTTGAGCCAGTTGTAGTGAGTTTGGCGTGAGATTCCACACGACTCACAGGCTATCTTCACCACGCCCAAAGCCTTGGTAAGGGCCTCCACCATGTTGGCCTTTTTTGGTTCGAGCTTGTCAACTCCTGTCAAGGTATCATCCTGTCGCAGTGCTTGCATGGCTTCGGTTCTTGTGGTTTCTCTTCTGTCGGTTTGTCCCAAGGTATCTCAAGTCCCCACCCTTGGAGTTCTTCGGGGTCTCCCTCGTTGGCAAGCATCTCCCACTCCCACTCACCCGCACTCACGTTGTCCTTGATCATGGCCCTGCGTTGCTTCTCCTCGTCCCATCCGAGGACGTGGCATGGTACCTCTGTCCATCCGAGGTCTTTGCACGCTCTCAATCGTTGGTTGCCTGCGAATACCTGCATCTGGTAGTTGACGAGAAGGGGACGCACCTGCATGAAGTCGGGGTCTTCGCTGATGGACCTCTTGAGCTTCTCGAGTTTCTCCTTTCGGATGCTCCGAGGGTTATTCGGATGCGTCTTCAGCTTGCTGGTCGCGATAAGCGTCGGCGGCTGTAAGGATATTCCTGAGGGTTTCTCTGACATGGTAGTCGTTGATTGCGATGTTCAAAAGTAGCTCCCACGATTCTGCCGAAGGATAGAAGGCTCCGAGTTCGGCTTGCGTCTCTCCGGTTTTCTTCATGGTGAAGAGTATCCAGTCGTCGCTCTCGTTGAGCATCCGTTTGGCTTTGCGTGAGGTCATCTCCTCATGTTTTCCCACGTCCTGCAAACTTGCTCAAAAGACATGGGTCGCTTGGACTTGTATATTTTTTTTTCCAACACTGTAGTCCGGTAGTCGTTTTTCTTATTGTCGAAAATGACTGCCACTGTCTTCCATCCAAAAGTATTTTCTGGCTCTGCGAACTCGCCATTATACTCGTAGTTATAGTGAATCGCTTGTTGCTCTTCGTTGAACTCGAGAGCGACTATTCTCAGTTTTTCCATAGTTATGCGTTCAGGAATCGGTGATACTTGTGGCGGAAGTGTCGGTCTACCTCGTAGAGCTCGTTTCCCCTACGCACCGAATATACGGAAGTCGAGTGGCACCCGCGTTGCAAAACTTTCGAGATGGTCTTGTAATCGAATCCACAGTCGCGGAGGTACTTGGAGCATATATGGCGTGCTTCGCATATCTCACCCCTGCGGCCCTTGATTATTGCATCCTCCCACTTTACACCGAGGACTACGACCCCGCGCTTGCACCGTTCGAGGGCTATTCTCTTATCCAAGTCTGGGACGTACAGCTGTCCAACGGTGAGGTATAGGTGGCTTAGTAAGATTTTCTGCTCCATTGTACGGCACATATCGCGAGGCGTTGCTCCTCGTTGGGGAATTCTGTTTTCATGATGTCGTCGCTCATGCAGCGAGCGATGAAGTCGTCCATCTCTTCGGACGCTTTAGGTATTGGAATCGGCATTGTTTACTAAGGTTTCGAGTTCTTTCATGAGTTTGGAGTTGCATGGACCGCACGATCCGGCCTGCCCATGTCCGAGGTACTGTTGTGAGAGGGCTGTGAGTTCTCCCACGGTGCGGAGGCTGTTGTCGCGGTTGAGGAATTCGCGTATCTGTTCTATATCCTCCGACTTGACGGTGGCTTCCCACTTACCCAGAGGACACGAGGCCGTCTTGAAACGTGTCTTGGTGGGCATATGGCATCCACAAAGAGGGGAGTCGGTGAAGGCTTCTTTGACAAGAGGCCCACAGGAGGATGTTTTCGACATGAACCACTCACAGGCTTTGCAGGTCTGGAGGCGTTTACTTCTGATTTGTGCGCTGACGAATAACATGGCGGAGCTTGTTCTTGGATTTACTGATGGACTCGTAGAGTACCGAGACGTTGATACCTGACTCCCTCGAGATTTGCGCCATGCTCCACCCGTCAAGGTAAAGAGAAAGCACCGTTCTATCAAACCACGGGAGGTGGTTAGCCATTATCATGGCTTCTTCTCTTTTGATAGCTTCGGAGATGTCGTAGTCAGAGACGAGGGTATCAGTGGGTGTCTCATGGATTTCGTAGAGTTTCCTGAAGAGGTTCTGTGCTTGGTTCCACATCGAGGTGTGGAAGTATCCCGGGAGGTTGTCGAGGATGTTCTGGTTGCTTTCGAGGGCGTTGATACATTGTAGGTATGTGTGGTGTACGAGGTCGCGAGGGGAGTCGTGGAACCTGCGGGCCGTATGGACCAGCTCTTCGTAGTGCTTTACGAACCATGCGTCAAAGTCCTTTCGTGCTTCGCAGCTCATCGACCTTTCGCTTGTAGTGGTGGTACATCTGCTCGAGCTCGTCGCGACTCCAGCGGGCTGTCATCTTGGAAGCTATGAGCAGGGCCTCGGCTGTGCCTTCCCCGTATTCTTCCTCGAGACGGATGGAGAACTTGTACTGCTCCCCCGAGCGGAACCCGTTGCACCTCTTACACTGGAATTGTACGTTCTTCTCGTCCCAGCGTGTCTTCATGCAGGCGCGGCTCATGAAGTGGCCTGCGTCGACTTCGGTGTAGTGGCGGACGGATCCACAGGTGAAGCACTCCCCCATGCCACGATGGTCACTCGCCCTCAGGCGGATGTACTGGCTGAACACCGTGTCCAGCTTCTTCACCATCGCTGACCGTGTTGGGGTACGGGATGTGTTCCCACCGTCCCCGCTCGTCGATTTTGACGGGTTTGATTTCTTGGGCCTTCTTGAGTTCCTCCTTGGCGGCTTCACGACGTTTCTTTTGATTCTCGTATAGTTGGATGAGCTGGTCGTCGGAGAGGCGGTCGGGGGCGTGCTTCTTGAGCTCGTTCCAGTTCTGCTCCCTGATGGCTGCCCGCTCCCCTTCGTACTGCCGAAATATATCTACAAGTTCCGGAAGTTTCAAACGCTCGTATCCGGGGCGGTATTCTCCGGTTTTGAGGCGGTGCATGATGATTCGCCACTCCTCGAGCTTCATGGCTGGGAACTCGTTCATGAGGTGGTGGACGGCATCGAGTACGTCGCGGTCCGCTGTGATGCTTCGGGAGTAGTCGAGGTATGTGAGTGTTTCCTTGAGAAGTAGCAGCAGCGTCCCTTCGGTATGTGCGGGGCTCACCCGATAGGCCGCGAGGACGTTGGTACCTTCACGCCAAGCTCTCTCCGGACTGAGCGGCGAGCTTGCGGAGATGTTCTGCAATGAGCGAGCCGTCTGACGGGCCAGGTCTGTTTTGTTTTGCATTGGGTTTGTATTGTGCTGTTCTACGGATCCAGCCGCGAGCGGCGGCCTTCCAATCTTTGATGGGTTTGTTGCGTCCTTGGGTCCAGCCGTTGGCTTCGTAGTAGTCGAAGAATGCCATCGCATCATCCTCCCCTGCACCCACCTCCCGGAAGGCTTCCAAAACTACTTCCAAATCCTTCGGGCGTGTCCCTATCTCTTTAGATGTGTTTTTAGTTGTTCTTTCTCTTGTATTAGTAGAGGTATCATTTGGGGATGCTGCGTCCCCATTTTGGGGACTCTGCCTCCCCATTTTGGGGATGCTGCCTGCACGAGTTACGATGCTTCTGGTTCTTCCGTTGAACGTCACCTCCACATACTCGAGCTCTTGGAGCTTCTTAATGCTTCGGCCTATGGTGTTGCGTGAGATGCCGTATTCCTCTTGGATGGTGTCGTTGCCCTTGTGGAAGCTCTTGCCATTGCCCGAGAAGGAATCAATCTCGGCAAGCAGGGCACGGTCAACCAACGTCAGACGCTTGTCCAACCAAATCTCTGCGGGGATCCACACCCCTTTAAACTGTCTCTCCATCTTCGTGTAGTTTGATGGCCTTAAATATCTGAAAAGCTACTTGAGGGACGATGGCGTTGCCGTAGGCTTTGATGGATTCTCGTCTCCACTTTGAAAAGGAGAGGCCGTCCAGTTCTTTGGGAAGCCCATCATCTCCTCCACAAACAGGGGGGACAGTTGGGAACGCGTCCCAAGTTGTCCGTTGACCACGCTCGGTAAGTCGCTGTCGCCCTTCCAATTCTCCGTCGGCCATCGATTCTGATGGTCGGAGGCTACGGGTGTCGGAAGCATCCCGTACACTATCTGACTGGTGAGGCTGTTGTACTTCGTTCCGTTCTTGTATCCGTTCTTTTCCGCTCTCGCTCTCATATCGTCTGGGTGTTCGCACCTCTCCGTGCTTGTCGGTGTAAGCAACAAACCAGACGCGATCTCGTCGGTGGGGAGCGTTGACACCTGCAGCTGGAAGTATAAACGGTTGTACGGAGTACCCACAAGCCTCCAAGTCAGCGCACACCTCTTCGAATACCAGCCCTCCATTCCAACCAACAATCCCGCGAACGTTCTCTCCCACGACCCAACGGGGTGAACACTCTCGAATAACTCTAAGCATCTCTGGCCACAGGTGGCGTTCGTCCTCCTTTCCCAATCGCTTGCCTGCGAGTGAGTAGGGTTGGCAGGGGAACCCTCCTGTAAGGATATCAACTCGTCCAGCGTAAGCTGTCGCGTCGAGCTCTTTGATGTCTCCATGTTGTATGGCGTTTGGGAAGTGGTGTTTTAGAACTTGGCGGGGGAACTCTTCCCACTCGCAGTTGAAGACGTTTGTCCAGCCC